CCAGAATTTCATATAACTCCTCCATGTTTGTTGCTCCTCCGGCTTCTCTGGTCGTCCAACACGGATGCCCGCTGTGTAGATTGTATAGTTCACAGCAAGGTCGCTTACAAGGGTCGCACAAGTCTCTGCGAGGCTAGGATCCTTATGATGACACTCCATGCAGATACGGAACTCTCCCCTACGAGTCATGTCCAGTAGGTCAAGTTCCGACTCAACCGCAAGTTCATCCAAGCCTTCCATTTTACCAACGAAGACACCCACACAGGATGACACCGCTTGATGTTCAAACCCGGGTGACACCTGGATACATTTCGCGGCAAGCAGCATCTGCGTGTAGAGTCTTTTTATCGCATCGGGCTGGTAAAACTTTTCCATGCAGGTGTTCCTCAGCTCTTGGGCAGGGTAGTTCTTCACCCACTGAGACATGGCGAGGTGCAACGGAATGTGCCTCATTCCATTGCCCAGAGGCCATCTCCAGTTCTTTCCGGTCGACATGTATGCGGGCCGTGTAGTTTCCTCCACGTACCGAAGAAAAACTTCATCACTGGATACCTCAGCTACACCTGTAGCCTGGGCAACCTTACGCGCGAAGTAGTCTCGACGGTCCTGGATAACCTCACCACCTACGGTCTGGTTCCTCTTGACGGTTTCCACACAGATGGCCGACATTTCGTCGAACGTCAAATCCTTCTTGACCTCACGCCACACTGTCCCTTCCAACGTAAGCTGGTCAAACAGCATGCAAGTGCGGAAGGCTTCGGGGTCAGTCTCGAGGTGGGCTACAACCTTCGCAGAATCCAGCGATTTGCAACGAGTACCGTAAACATCTACCTCCTTCATGAAGTCGGGATGAACCTTCTGGCGAAACCTGAGCTTCACACGGCTATAGATAGCCTCCGGGTTGGTCAAGGATTCGAAACAAAACGTGTCCCTGTTCGAAGTCCAGATAATAACCTGGGCTTCAAACACCGCACTCGCCTTACCTGACAGATCTGCCATCAGAGGACGATATGGAACCCCGTTTGTGTGCCGGATAGTTTCCAGCACCTCAGGGTTAGGATTCGTGACTGTGTCCTTAGCAGCTCCGAAGTCATCACACACCAGGATCTTTGTACCATTCCTGTACCCGTCGTAGTATGCGTTGAGAGGATTTCGGTAATAGACCAAGTTATGCAGGTCCTTCACATCTCGACTCCCCATGGCCACAAGCAGGTCAGTATTCAGATAGTCCAACATGTTTGACTTTCCCACCCCGGTATCTCCAATGAAGTGGATAAGCACAGGAGGGATACGCGGTCGAAGTTCCCCCATCGCGGCGTTAGCGGCAGCCGCACGTAGCTGAGCTACATACAGGGACCACTTCCTGAACCGTTCTGTTTGTGAGTACGGGACCCGTTTTGCATCGAGAACCTGTTGTAGTCCATCAGCCTGATCGCAAAGTCGTTCGAGTTTCGTCCTGTTAGGTTCACCTTCGCCAAGTGTAGCCTCTACTCCGGGGTAGAAAAGAGACTGAGCTTCATCACAGAAGGTGTTGAAATCCTTCATCTCATTAACGGCTTCGTCGTCATACCCGAAGATACACTGCTTGACAAAACCGACAACAAGGTCCGTTGCCTTCTTTGAAATACTATCCAGCTTCTCTACAGAAGAGATAAGGTGTCCGACTCGCGAGAATCGCATAATAAACTGGTCAATCGACTTGTCAGCCGGTAGCTTCGAAAACATCATGGCGAACACACAGGAGATGACGGCGGAGATGGCTACACCAAGACCGCTCATACTCACTGATTGCGCATTATCCATGCGCTTTACCCACTTATGGATGTTGTAAGCAATGTCCTTCACAGGAAGATTCTTAAGCAGGTGTAGTACGCTCGTCGTCACGTTGGATTTCGAAATTCCTCCGCTCGCGAGATGCGCGAAGAAGAAACTGAATTCTGCAATAGCGTTCTTCCAGTCAACCTCGTCCTTGGCTGCAGTCAACTTCGACAGCAGATCCTCGAAGAACGGAAACTTGTGCGCATGGTCCACTGAAAACAGTGACTGTGCGACACCTGTCAACTTCATCGAGATCAGCTTGTCTCGTTTGGCACGTTTTTCCTCAAGGCTGCGTTGTCCATTTCGCGCCCGCTTCCATTCAGGACGCGCTTCACGCACCAGGGCGGCCTGGTGCATCTTCATAGCACGTTCATATTCCTTGCGTCGCTCTGTCTTGATGTCCTCAGTTTCTTCACAATCATAGAAGAAATCCAAGTCGCCACTTTCCGCCGGTCCCGAGAACTCGTGATCGTAGTAGTCGTCCGAATGGAGAGAACTCCAATCGTCCGAATCCTCATACCTGTCGTAATCGCGGTTCGGGTCGTAGTAACACTCGCATGATAGCGAGTCAAGATCCACGGGCTGTTGGTCGCAGTACAAATCTCGGAACTGCTGTCTGAAGGGACCGCCATTGCCAAGACCTGCACGCCTGTCACGTGCACGGAACTCCGTTAGTTGGTGACGGAGTTGGCCTTGTCCAACAAAGAACAACTTCTTTCCGTACCAAACGGGCAAACCCATGTTATCACGGATTGCGGCGTCTAGCATGTACTCAGTAGTCACCATGCGCAGTTGTTCAACGTATTCGGGCAACTTCGCGACCGTATACTCGTCTGTTTTGAGAAGTTCTGAGTATTCGTCGGGCAGGCAGGGGACGGACATAGAGGGCCATGTCCTAGTTGCCTTCGACTTCACCCAGAACCACGGTAGACGACGAGTCCCAGTGATACGACGCAGCCCTTCAGCAGCCTCAGCAGCGGATGGTTGTCGGGGTCCAATTGGCTCTTCATCAAGTATCGAAAAACCCTTCTGATTCTTCAATACTGCGAATCGAGAGCCTTCAATTCGCCGAGCATTATAGCTCTTGTTGGGAACGTTAGTCTTCCCCAACATGTGCGAAAT